GGCCGTCCTTTTTTTATATTGGATATTAGGTGGGAATATCCTAATTTTAGGAATCAAATGGTTACTTAACAAACAAAAAAACCAAAAAAAATGAGCATGCAAAAAACATTAGGCGGTGACCGCCTAGGAAGTGGAAAAAAGATGAAAGTGGATATCCACGGATTCGAAAGAAGTACATTCGATTTAAGTTATGTATGGAGAAGCACGATGGGCGCAGGAACATTAGTACCATTCATGAGTGAGTTAGCTCTGCCAGGTGATACATTCGATATCGACTTAGAGGCGGATATAAAAACGCATCCAACAGTAGGACCGTTATTCGGAAGCTATAAAGTACAGTTGGACGTATTTCAATGTCCTATAAGGCTATACAATAGCCTACTGCATAACAATGCATTGAAGATAGGGTTAGACATGAGTGTGGTGAAAATTCCGACATTATATGTTACAGTGAACCAATTTAACGGTTCAGGAGACATAGACAATAGTCAGGTAAACCCAAGTAGCATATTTGCATATCTAGGACTTAGAGGATTTGGGTTAAACTTCGAAAGCGAGGCAAAAGTTAGGGAGTTTAACGCATTACCATATTTAAGCTATTGGGATATATACAAAAATTATTACAGTTTTAAGCAGGGGGAGGAAGGAGCATATATTCACGGTGAAATATACGAATTCGAGAATCAAGTGGGTACAGTGTATGTAAATGGAGTAGAGATACCGTCAAATCCAACAACAGTATTAAACGTACTTAATATCAACAGTGTATTAATGGTAAATTGGATATCCGCACCAATGGATTGGAGATACGTAAATCTACACACACAGGAAAGAGGAATCATAAGCATGTATGAATTAGTAGGAGGTAACGTAATAGACGATATGAGCATAGGCGCAAACCTAAGTACGGGTGAATTCCAATATAGCTACTTTGGAAGATTAACAATTAACGGATGGAGCTATGCGGACAACTTCCCGATAATGAGCACACCGCAAGTAAAAAGCTTCCCGCTGGATAACATTGACAAGATGAGAGAGGATATACTAGCATTCACCAGCAGAACAACACCGTTCACAATAACACCAGCGACGCAAGCACCGTATGGGCCGCCACTATTGACAGGTACACAAACAAGGACAAGCCTAATAACACAGGAAGGACTGGGAGTAAAGACATACCAAAGTGACTTATTTAATAATTGGCTAAGTACGGAATGGATAGACGGTCCCGATGGGATAAACGAGATAACAGCGATTAGCACAGTAGGGGATAAATTCACGGTGGATACATTCTTACTTAGTAAGAAGGTATATAACATGATGAATAAAATTGCAGTAAGCGGAGGAACATACAATGATTGGTTAGACGTGGTATATGGCGAGGAAAGGGCATGGAGAGCAGAAACACCAATATATATGGGCGGACTAAGCAAAGAGTTAGTATTTCAGGAGGTAGTAAGTAACAGCCAAAGTAGCGACCAACCATTAGGAACGTTAGCAGGTAGGGGAGTAATGAGCAGTAAACACAAAGGGGGTAAGGTGATAATAAATGTGGACGAACCTAGCTACATAATTGGCATAATTTCACTGACTCCGAGAATAGATTACTCACAGGGGAACAAATGGGATATGCATCTTAAAACAATGGATGACCTACACAAACCAGATCTGGACCAAATCGGATTCCAAGACTTGATAACAGAACAAATGGCATGGTGGGCAACCGTTAACAATGCAGGTAACTGGATTCAAACAAGCGCAGGTAAACAGCCAGCGTGGATAAATTACATGACCAACGTAAATACAGTAAGGGGAAACTTTGCAATAGAGAATAACGAGATGTTTATGACCTTAAATAGAAGATACGAAAGAGACGTGACAAATGCGATAAAAGACCTAACAGTCTATATAGACCCAGCGAAATATAATTTCGTATTCGCTCAAACAGCATTAGACGCACAGAACTTTTGGGCACAAATAGGCGTGAACATAACAGCTAGAAGGAAAATGAGTGCAAAGGTAATGCCGGCGCTATAAAAAGGTGGTGAGATGTATAAAGGGGGTGGAGCTAAGGAGCAGCCCCCAAATTTAAAACAACAAAAAATAAAATCATGTACAGAACAAACAGAAAGGCAACAACAAGTATAAGAGGAGTTGATGCAATAGAAGGCGAGACAATAGAACAAAAGGTTAGAAGAATAGTAAACAACAAAGAGCCAATTACTGACGGAGCACCGATAGTATATACAGAAAGAAAAGAAGGAGTACTACCACAATATGACATAAGAGCAGACAGATGGGATATTGCATTAGGAGCAATGGATAAAGTTACTCAAGCAAAAGAACACAAAAGAACTATGAAAGTAGTAAAAGATGACGGGAAACCCGAGCCTTCACAAGCGAATTCAGGAACCGACGCAAGTGCATCAATTACAGGCACTTAAGCGGGAATTACGCATGTAAACATATATAACAAGATATAGGAGTAGCTTATTTAACGTAAAAAGCACGAAAAACATGGGAGACACAACACAAGGGCAACAGCCACAACAGCAAACAGGACTAGGAATGATGTTAGGTGGTATAGGGGGAGGATTGATAGAGCAGGGCATAGGAGGATTGTTAGGAATGGCCATGGCCAAGTACAACGACAAAAGGCAACTGGCACAACAGGGGAAACTACAAGCTATGCAAGAGCAAGGAAACATGAGAATGATGGACTACAGCCAAAACAAGGCCTATGATATGTGGCAAAAAACAGGGCCTGTAGGACAAATGGAACAACTTAAACGGGCAGGGTTAAACCCCGCCCTAATGTACGAAGGAGGAGGCGCAGGAGGACAAAGCATAACGCCAAGCGGAAACGTAAGCGGAGGACAAGCACCAACAGGAGGGGGAGAAATGCAAGAAATGATGGGAATGATGCTACAAAATAGAATGATGCAAGCTCAAATTAAGGTTGCAGAAAGTCAGGCAAACAAAAATAACGTAGAAGCAGAGAAAATAGGCGGAGTGGATACAAAGAAGACAGAAAGTGAAGTAGCTAGCTTGACCCAAGGAATAGAGAACGCAAAAGCGCAGCAGAAACTAACGGAAATACAAGGTGACATACAGAACCTAGAGCTAGAGATAAAAGACAATACTTTTAACGATGTAGTTAACGCAATTTACTGGAATAGTCGAAAAGCTACTGGGGAAGTGGAAGCACTAGAGCGAGAAAATAGTATAAACAGTACAACTAAGGCGGAGAAAATAGCAGGATTAAAGGCAATGTACGCAGGAATGGGAATAAAAAACGCATTAATGAATTCAGAAATGAAAGTAAATGATGCACAGATAAGCCACATAGAAGCGAACATACAGAATCAATTAAGAACGTACTACCTAGAGCAGCAAAGAACGGAATTTGAGGGAAGAAGAACAAGCGAACAAGAGAGAGGTGGTATGCACCAAAGAATAATAAATGATGTGGCGGAGAGTACAAAGCTAAGTATAGAAACAATAGGAAAGATACTAGGAGCAGCAGCGGGAACGAAAACACAAATAACAAACTTCAATAAGTGGTGAGATGTGTCTATATCCAAAAATGATAAAGAATCCAAAATACAAGAAGAACAAAAAAAACGGCGGGAATATCCCCGCCGTTACTGATTCAAGAACAATTTACGTACCAATAGGGTGCCAAAAGTGCATGGAATGCAAAAAACAAAAAGCAAACGGTTGGAGAATAAGACTACTAGAAGAAATAAGACACGATAATACAGGGAAGTTTGTCACATTCACCTTCAACGAAGATAAACTCAACAAACTAAGAGCAAAGATTAACAGGACAAGTAAAACAAAATTAAAAGATTGGGATTTAGACAACGCAGTGGCAACGAAAGCGATGAGGTATTTCCTAGAAAATTGGAGAGCAGAAAAGAAGAAAAGTGTTAAACATTGGGGAGTAACAGAACTGGGGCATAATGGAACAGAAAGAATTCACATACACGCAATAATATTCACAAATGATACAGAAGGGATTAAAAAGCACTGGCATAATGGATTCGTACATATAGGTAGCTATGTAAACGAAAACTCGGTAAACTATATAACAAAGTATGTAAACAAAGCAGACGAAAGTCATAAAGAGTACAACAGCATAATTCTAACGAGCGCAGGAATAGGAAAAGGATATTTCCAAAGAATAGACAGGCAATTCAATAAATACAATAAAGAGGAAACAAAAGAAGTATACAGAACAAGGCAAGGAAGCAAAATAGGCTTGCCAATATATTACAGAAATGAGATATATTCGGACGAAGAAAGAGAAAAATTATGGATCCATAGACTGAATAAAAATGAAAGGTATGTATTAGGGCAAAGGATAGACATAAGAGAAAACGAAGATGAATATAAAAGTGCACTTAGAGAGGCGCAAAAGCTGAATGAGGAATTAGGATATGGAGGAAAAGAGGATTGGGAGAAAGATATATACGAAAAGCAAAGGAAAGGATTAAAATAAATACAAAAACGCCTGCCGGCGAGGCTGTTTTGCGGGAATAGGGTATTGATAACAACCCCGGCGGAGCCGTAGTTCAGGGAAAGGGCGTGAAAAAAAATCGAAGTAGAATCAGAAAAATACATACATTAGCGGTATAAAACCAAGATTAAACGAGCCGCAGCGTTAAAGACGGCACAATAAATATGAAAATAAAAACTATCAAACATGCAGATGTAAGAGGTAAAGAGTTAACTTACCTCGAAATTGAGAACAACAAAGGTAAAAAGGTACTGATAAATGTAGGGGACAAAACTTACAAGTCAGTAACAGAATTAGCAGAGGAAGAGGCAGCAGAAAAACCCGATAAAGGAATTGAGGAGGATCCAAAAAAAAAATAATAATCGAGGACGGAAAAGAAATAACACTACCAACAATAAGATTTCTAAAAGAACTAGAATGAAATGGATAACAATAACAGAATACGTGACGGCACATGGGGAAGTAGTACAATACGCAAGCCCTAAAGAATGGAAGGTTTTAAAAACTACAAGGACAAAACACGAAAGCGAAGAACTAACAAAAATATACATAGTAAAGGTAGTAG